CGTGCCACGCAGGCAGGCCGGTCGTTTCAGTATCGTAGCCAAGAATCATTTCATTCTCCTGATGTTGCGTTGATGAGGGCGGCGTCCTGCCGTGATCCGAATTGATCGATGGTCTTGCGCGCCCAGCCCGGCAGGCCGACCTCGGTCGGCTCGTCTGCATACGAGGGCCATTTGTCGGCGCTCAGCGCTTCTGCAAACCGTGTGACGGCCATGCGCATCTGGTGCTTGCCCCGCTCGATATCGGCGGCGGGCAGAGGGTAGAGCGACACGCTGTAAGGGAACTCTTTCTCCACCACGAGATGCAGCCAGTGTGTCGGCTCCTTGCCGTAGGCGTGCTTGATACCCTCGAAATAGAATGCTGCCGCCAGATGATAGCCGAAGCGGTCGATCGCGCTGGAAAAGCCCGCTGGTGAGCAATATTCCGGCGCCATGAACTTGAGGTCGGTCACCACGCGCACATCAGCGCCCTGAATAACGGGATGGGGAAGCCAGTCAGGACGGCACCGGAGCCACACGCCGGTTTCCTTGTCCTGCCAGACGATCGTTACCTCGGCCTCACCATTGGACAGGGCGTTGCGTGCCACGGATTGCAGTCCAATTGCGTCGGCCATCGCCAGCACTTTCTGGTGCTGACTGTGCGACAGGATGCTTTTCCCCCTGCTCTCCGCATATTCGACGGCCTCGATTGCCTCGGCCCACCGCTTGGTCGCAGCTCGGCTAAATCCTGCGGGCGTGACATGGTACAGGTTGCCCCATTGGTCAGGCAGCAGCAGCAGATCGTGTGCCGCGCGGCCCTCAACGAAATGCGGCTTATCGCTGTCCTTGGGCCGGTTCGGGTTCATCGGGCTGTCTGCCCAGAAGTGAAACAGGCTGCGCGACAGGATGGTCTTGGCCCCGCTGGCTGATAGCGAGAAGTCCGGCAGGAGATGCGGGTTGCGGTGATAATCCCAGTTGGAAATATCCGAGTACGCACCCGGCGCGGTGATGAGCGGAGTCCGGGCGTCGGTCATTCATCGTCTCCAGACACAATTGCGCCAAGAACGAAGAAGAACGCGGCAGCGAGCCCGCACGCCGTACCGGCGTCATTGAACGGGAATGCCAAGAGGGCGCGCAGACCTCTCACGCCGCCAAGCTCCCCACCTGCCGGACCATTTCGCGGTAATGCTGAATAGCATGCTCGATCGTCGGTGCCGCATCGTCAAGTTCGGCATATTTCTCGGAAGCCAAGCGGCCAACATTGCCGCCGAAGTTATACCAGTGGCGATCAAATCCAGCCTCGATCATGTGGAGCGCGATCCACTCGCTACGCACAGCCTCAAGCTGGCGCCACAGCTCCGTCAGCAGAATTCCGGTTGGCCGAAGTTCCGTGCGGTCCTGCGCGGCATCAAACACCGATTTGACGGACTCGCGCTTGAAGCAGCCGAATGCGGCCCGGCACTCCTCCGCAATGCCGCGCTCAAACGGCGCGCTTGCGGAGATTGTCATGCCCAGCTTCTCAGCCTGGATCATGGCGGCACAGATGCGTGATACCAGAAGGCAATCATTCCATGCACGGATTGCGGGCGCGGTCATTGCGCACCTGCCACGGGTGCGAGCTTCTCAATGATCGCCGCGCCCAGCCAGATGTAAAACAGAATTGTGAGAACCAATGCGATGGTTGTCGTCCAGCCGCCATCGCTTTGAGAACGACTTGCGTCATCCCCTGCCTTGCCTATCGTCGCAGTTTTCACACCATCGACGAAAGGGTGATTCTGAATGGAGATATTCGAGGTTTCATCAGTCCAAGGCTCAACCGCATCTGAAGATGGATCGCACATTGTTTTGCTGGCCATGATTAATGATGAGAAAGGCATTATTCGCCTCCCTCTTTCCGCTGCGACAGGGATGCAGGTCGCGCTTCAGGATGCTGCGGCAGACGCTGCGATAAAAGGCGGATCCAGCATCGTTCCACCGATTGCTGAAGGACTTCTCCTTCAAGCTTCACACGTGCACGGACAAGACATTCTAACGGTGCGCCTTGATAGCGGGATGCAACTTCAGTTTCTGGTGCCTCAAGGCCGCTACGATAATGGCGTCCGTCGGATGCCAGATAGCCAGCATCCATCAGAGGGCCATAACTGATATGCTTGAAGCTGTTGATCTGAATGCTCAAAACGACCTCCTCAGAAAGCCGTTGTCGCGCAGTTCGCGTTCTACCGCGTCTAGACGGTCGCGAATTTCGCGCGCCGCTGTCCGCAAGTCTTGGGTTTGAGCCGGAAGGCTTTTCTCGCCAGCCTCGCTCTCATTCAGGTTGTCAGATTGGTGTGTAACCAAGGTTGCCTCCATCGGGTGATGGAGGCATCATTCGCATATTGCGAATATCAGGTCAAGCTCAATATTCGCAAACTGCGAATATACCTAAAAGGCTCGCTTTGGAGCCTTGGCAAGGGAACATTCTCCAACGTCAACTTCGCTGAGAATCTTCGTAACCCTAATTATTGATAAGTCGGTTCGCTTTAGCTGATACGACATTCCGTAATTGCCAAAGACAACCTGATCGGGGGTAAAAGCGGCAGCCAGTTTCTCGGTATGCCCCGTCGTTGGCATATAAAGCGTGACAGACGAATTGGCCTCATCAGCAGTGATTTGAACCGGAAATTTGCCATCCGCACTTGGAAAAGTACAAAGTAGATAGGTCGGAGAGGCCATGGCAGGCGACGAAAGTGCAACAGAGGCAACAAAGAGCGCCTTAAAATTAATCACCACACCCTCACTGCTTAATTAGAAATCATTCAACATATTTCAGTGGTTCGTGCCATCCTTGGGTACAATCACCTCAGCCATTTTCAATAGCTGCTTCTTTTGGTCAAGGTTTGCGTGCGACCATATGTCAATGATGTCTGTCGGTAGATCAAACGGATTGTGATCCAACAAGTGGCCAGGTGTGGTTTTAAGCACCGGAGCCAGCCGCCGTAACCACTTCGCAGATAGCGCCCTGTTGCTGTTGACGAGATCACTCACCATCCCAGGCGAAATTTCTAGCTCCTTCGCGAGTTCTGCTCCCTTCAAATTACGGAAGCGCATCCACTCACCTAGATGGTTGGGGCCACCATTCTTATCGGATTCGCTGGGCATGTACGCATTCTGCGAAATATCAGCCAGAATGTCGTTCCCGGTTTTGCGATTTTTATGGGTTGCTATTATATTCGCAATTTGCGAATATGTAGGAATGCATAAACCTGAACGCCCTACAGAACTCGCGTCGACTGCACGCATAAGCGTCTCCTATGCCAGCGAGATACTGGGAGGCACACGAAAACCCTCTCGCGCGCTTGCCATCCATATTTTCCGCGAAACTGGCTGGAAGCACGACAGTATCGTTCACTTGACCAACGAGCAGATCGAAGTTCTGGCTCAGGTAGAGCCATACAACCCTTCTTCGGAGGCTGCATGACTTATGCAGTCACTTGCTTCTCGTCGACCTCCCCGCACTCGTCGCACACCCATTTCTCGATGCGGACACCGAGACTTGCCAAGGGCATTTCGGGATGGGGATCTGACGACTTTCTTCGCAATCCAGGTGCGCCACAGGCGGGACACGGGCGACCAGGCATCTTCTTGGGAGCCGACTCCAGCGCTGACAGGCGCCGTTCGATCTCGTCCATGCGCGCGGGCGCTTCCCTCATACGCTTCCACTCGCCCCAGCGGTCCAGTGCAGCCAGCATGTCTTGGAGCAAACTCAATGTGTCCTCCTGAATGGAAATTAGTGGTCGCGCGCGACGAATCGACAGAGGTTCGAGCTCGCCTGAGCGACGATGGCACTGTCTCTATCAAATTAACAGCGGGACCGATCAGCGTCGTTGCTGCGGTCACCGATGTCGATGTGTTGCACCTTTTTGGCCGGACGTTGCGCGCCCCGGAGGCCGCATGACCTACCGGCCCATCCCGCAATATCATCCGGTGAAGCGCGCGCGCTTTCAGTCGCGTCGTCGTGAGCAGCGGACAGCAGAACGAATTGCCGCCGCGATGGAAGGCTTGAATACATCCCTGCAAGCAATGCTGGATGACAGTCGGAGGCTCGGAATGCTCGCTCCTGAGGATTACGAGACTAGGCCGGTGGGGGTGCGTCCTCGTGCGTGAACCCATGATTTTCAGCGATTTGCAGGTAGTTTCTGTAAAGCCACGCAATCTGCTTGATTCGTTCCTCAGAAGCGATGTTGCTGCTGACAACAGATGCTGCATGAGCATTGGTGAGAATTGCCGCCGCGATTGCGGCTGCATCATTGGAAACCGGCACGAATCTTTCCTTTCTGTGGTGTCTGCACAACCCACAGTGGCCGATGACGGGGCGGTGTCAAGCCGCCTCGGCGGAGGGTTATCCGCATGACCTGCGCCGTCTGCCAGCAGACCCTCTGCCAACACAACGACATGGAATATTCGGGCATCATGCCCGCACGCCATGCAGGAGCCCAATCGGGTCGCACCTGCGGGGCTGGCCTCTCCCTGCCCACCCGAGAACGCCAGCCCCAACCTGCTGTCAAGAATTCCTCCTTTCATGTGTCCACCATCAACGATCGCGAGGCAAATGTCTGTGTCCGATAACACATTGATTGAGCAAGATTGTGCATCGCAACAGATTGCGAGAGCCATTGGCCTGTTCATGGGCGCGGGGCGGAAATATTCGGTCGCCGACGTATCGCGGTGAGACGCGGATGCGATGGCTCAATCCGGAGGGCGCATGACCCTCCTCCGCTCCCTCTTCTCCCGCCAGCGCCAGTCGCGCCATCCCGCCGCCATTACCCGGCGCGAAGAAGCCAAGCGCGCACAGGCGGCAGCGGTTGCGAAGCGTCGTAACGAACTGCGGCTCGCTCGCCTCAAGGCCTCCCAGCTTCTGCCCGGTAGCGCGCCCATCGCACCGCGCGACGAGGTGGTGGCAAGCATCCGTGCCGCACGAGACGCCATGCGCAAGTCGGAGACATCACTATGATCAGTCCGACGCGCCGGCAGCTCAAGGTGCTCCGCTTTATTGCCGGTTTTGTTGAGGCAAATGGCGGCATCACGCCATCTCTTTCGGACATAAAGAGGGGGTGCGGCATAGCCCACAAAAGCCGCGTTCATTACTACATAAACGCTCTTGTGGAGCGTGGCGCGATACGGAGGATTACCGGAAAGCCGGGCGCATTTGAGCTTGTAGAGTCGGTTCTGACGCCTCGCTCACCCGGCGGTGATCCGCTCTACTACATAGCAATCGAAGATCTCGCGAAGGCGGTTATTTCCCCGGCGTCCGGTGGCGCCGAAACAGGGGGGATGGGATTGATGGACGCCTACAGGCCGGAGGGAACGCGGGGGGCTACTCCTACCCTGCAGTCCTGCACGACAGCAACTGCGCCGGTGAAATCCCCCTCCACCGGAATTCCCTCATGAGCGGCGGGTCGATGCAGCAGCGCCTGTTTCGGCGGGCAATCCGAGAAGGCAAGTCGCTCATGACCGCGTGCGTCGAATCCGGCCTGTCGCACATCGAAGGAAAACTTTTGCTCGCTGCGGACGCCGCCGATCCTCCGCCCGAAGAAGCATACGAACTGATCGGCACAGCACGAAAGGAAGAAGAGATGGCGAGAACTGCCAAGAAGAAGGATGATGAGGTCGAACTTATCAAGACCCCCGATTTCAAGCGGGCGATCAAGGTCATTACCAATGACGTTGAGCCCCAAGATGAGCGCAATGCCAAAGCCCGCGGTGAGATGTCCGCCGCATGGAAGATCGTGGAAGATGAGTGCCACGTCAACAAGGCGGCGGCGAAGGATTTCCGCAAGATCCGCAACATGAGCGATGAGCTGCGGGATGATTATCTCCGTTCGCTTTATGGGCTCATGAGTGAGGACGGCATCGGCATCAGCAGCGATCTGGTCGACGCTATGGGAGATAGCGATGCGCCCTCGATGCCGGTCACTAAGAGGAGGCCGGTGGAGTTGGCTACACTCTCGTCGGTTAACTGACATGGAAGAGTGGCGGGTTATAAAAGAATTTCCTACGCACGAAATTTCGAGTGAAGGTAGGGTTCGGAAGGCTGTGGACAGCTGGAGAAGCCCTGCCGGCACCCTCCTTTCTGTCCACGTGTCGCGCTATCGTTCAGCGCATATCTGGGCGGGTGGTCGCATCCACACCAGAATGATTTCCAGACTAATGTTAGAGGCGTTTGTTGGCCCGCCACCCAGTCCCATACACCAAGCCGCCCACAATGATGGCAATCCTCACAACGACATACTGAGCAATCTTCGTTGGGCGACGCCCAAAGAGAACTGCGCTGACAGGGTGCTTCATGGCACGTTACGTTATGGAACCCGGCACGCACGAACCAAAATAAGCGTCGAAACTGTCAGGCGTGTCCGAGAAATGGTCAGTGACGGGCGCACCTATACTCAGACGGGCCGCGCCCTCGGATTAAGTGCGGGCCACGTCCAACTCATCGCCACGAACCAAGTATGGAAGCGGGAAGAATGACCACTATATTGGCGCTCGATCTGTCGAAGCGGTCGACCGGCTTTGCCTTATGGGGAACCTCCATGGCGAAGCCGGTGTCCGGCACATGGTCGCTCGGCAGTGAACTCACGTCGGCCGGGCGGTCGTTCCTGCGCCTGCACCAGTGCATGAACGACCTGTATCAGATCCACCCGTTCGAGATCGTCATATACGAGGAACCTTTAAATCTTGGCCCCGGCGCTGGCGTCACCAACAAGGACACCATCTTTGCGCTGATGGGCCTCGCAGCCCACGTCGACAGCTACTGCGAAGCGAAAGGTGTCCGCAAGGTCCGGTCCGTCAATCAATCGTCATGGCGGCGCCATTTCATCGGCTCGATGAAGCGTGGGACCAAGACCAAGCAACTCAAGGAATACGCGATGGAACGCTGCCAGCAGCTTGGGTTCAAGCCGCAGCGCCACGACGAGGCTGAGGCCATCGGAATCCTTTCATACATGTGCGCAATGGAGGGCATCGTTCCCGCATGGGAGGCCCATGAAATCCTGCGCCAGCCATTAGGAAGCGCGGCATGAGCGACCAACGCGAATGGCAGCGCAGAACCGCTCTGGCGCATCGTGAGCGCAAACAGGCGGAGGCGCAGAAGGACGGCGTGGCTATGTCCGATCATGCGCTGGATGTGGTCGCTGCGGCGTATGTCGGCGCGACGGCTGACCAGGTTAAGGCTTGGAGGGGTGGGCGGTGAGCGCGGAGGTGATCCCTATCCGGAAGCGGACTGCCGCGGATGAGGCATGGTCCTCATATGCCGCTATGGTGCGCGAGATGGTGGAAAACCCTGCGCTGATGCATGACCGGGAGCATGTGGAGCAAATGCTGCTCGCGTTCAATCGCTTCCGCCAAGTATTCTTGGGAGGGGCTATATGAACGCTGTACCACTCTCACTTCATGCGCCTGACGATGCCCTTCCCCACAATATTGAGGCGGAGGCCGCGCTGCTTGGCTCGATATTGATCAATGGCGACATAACGGACGCAGTCTCTGACATAGTTGGCCCAGATGATTTCTACGTGACGGTGCATGGTAGGATCTTTCGGGCATGTGCCCAAATCCATGCTAGCGGCGGACAGGTCAACCCAATCACATTGAAGCCCCATCTTCAGGGTGACGAAGGCTTGAAGGAGGTGGGAGGTACAGCCTATCTCGTGCAAATATCGACCGTCTCGGCAAGCTATATCGGCTGGCGTGAGTTCGCAGAGCAGATTCGCGACCTGAGCCGCCGCCGCAAGCTGATTACCGCCATGCAGGATCTGATCTCGCGCTCACATCAAACGAGTAGCGATGACAGCATAGCCAGCATCATGGAGGACGCCGACAGCGCGCTCACATCCATATTGGATGGCAGCCTTGACGAAATGGCTGGTGTTAAACAGGTTTCCGCTGAGCAGGCATTCAAGGACATGCTGGCTGAGTACGATCAACCGGAAAATGGCGTTCGGTGCGGCGTCATGCCCAACCTCGACAAACGCCTTGGCCCTATTCGCCCACATCATCTCGTGATTGGCGCTGGCCGTCCGGGGATGGGCAAGACAGCGTGGGCACTCTCCTATTCGGTAGGGGCGGCTCGCAAGGGGCACGGGGTGCTGTTTGTTAGCCTCGAAATGTCTCGCATAGATCTGATGCAGAGAGCGACGGCGGATGTGCTGTTCGACAGCTCGTGGCAGGTTCCATACGACAAAATCAGGGATAACCGCCTTGAAGGTCAGGACCGGCGGGAAGTGTATCGCGCTAGCCAGTATTTCAAGGATCTACCGTTTAACATCATCGACGCAGGATCGTTGACAATTGGCCGCCTCAATATGCTGGTTCGCCGTTGGAAGCGCCGGATGGAGGCGAGGGGTCAGAAGCTCGAATTGGTCGTGATTGACTATCTCCAGCTACTTCGCTCAGACAGTAAATCGAAGGGTGTTTACGAGGCCGTTTCCGAGGTGTCCCGCGGCTTGAAGTCAATCGCCAAAACTTATGATGTCGGCGTGCTCGCTTTAGCCCAGCTCTCCCGCGAAGTAGAGAAGCGCGCCGACAAACGGCCGATGCTCTCCGATCTTCGCGACTCTGGCCAGATTGAACAGGACGCCGATGCGGTGATGTTTCTCTACCGCGAGGAATACTACTTGCAACAGATAGAGCCCCGGCCTGGCACGGATGACCATGCTCGATGGGAGCAGGCTCTGGAGCTTGTTCATGGTGAGATCGACTTCATCATAGCCAAGCGACGCAATGGCACCGGCGGCACATGCAAGGGCGAATTCCACGGGGCGTTTCAGGCCGTGAGGGGGCGCGCATGAGCGGATATTACTTGATGCATCGCGGATGGATGGAAAACCCCGTGTTTCGTAACGAAGCATTCTCGCGCAGAGATGCCTTCGTGTGGATGATCGAAAATGCAACATACTCTGAAACGCGGGCACCCACCCCCCGAGGCACGGTCGAACTTCACCGCGGCCAGCTTTGTGCCTCCCTTCGCTACCTCGCTAAGGCATGGAGATGGGATGAGGCGAAGGTGCGTCGGTTTCTACAATCATTACAAAAAGAGAAAATAATCGACGCATCAACCGACGCAGGACAAACTGTCGTAACCATATGTAATTACGACAAATATCAGCTACCCGCAAAGGCAACCGACGCACCAGACGACGCGGCGGCGACGCAGCAACGACGCGGCGGCGACGCAAATATAAATAAAGGAAATACAGGAAAAGAAAGCTTAGCTGCGCGCGAGGGCGAAAACCACGGAGACATGGTCGCTCTGATGCACTCGCTTCATAAAGCGGTTGGATTGGTGCCGCCCGATCCATCGCTGAATTGGGGACAACACGCGGACAGCTTGGCCCTGATAGCCTCATGGATTGATGCGGGCGCCGACCCTGACATGCTGGAAAGGTGCGTTGCCGCCCGTGCCTCTAACCTGCGGTCAATCCCGAAAACCCTCAAATATTTCGACGGTGCCGTCCGCGATGCTCTGAGGAACAAGGAAATCGTCGCCCAGCAAGGAGGGGACATGGTTAGCGATATTCTAGCAAGGGCGGGGAAAGCAGCATGAACAGCCCTCTCGCCCGCTTTGCCCATCTCCATCAGGAGCCGAACGCCTCGGATGCCCGCAGCCTGGCGCGCTTGGCATACCACAACCACGGTCTGGTGCTCATCAATCCTGAGTGGCTGCAAAGCTGGATCGATCGCAAGCAGCTCGAAATTCTGGCTGACAAAGTACACGGCAAAAAGGGGAAGAAGTGATGCCAATCCAAGCGATTTCCGGTGCCGACCGTGTGGTTTCCAGCGCTATAACGCAAGGGCTTGAAGAATATCTCGCCCACGTTGAAACGTACAACACCATTGCCCGAAAGTTAGCTCAGGCGGCCGCAAGGAAGAATGAGAGCGAGATGAGGGTTTTGTCCCTGCTTGAGAAGGACGCCGCCGACCGTGAAGCGGAACAACGTCGCCGCATCGCCCTCGCCGACCTTGAGGCGGGCATTGAGCGGAGCAAGGCTGACACATTGATTCCCCCCACGCCGGAGCTGCTGGCCAAGGGTGATTTCATCTCGCGCAAGATCGCCGACAAGCAGTGGGCAGATGGGGCGCTGAGCGGATACAGGCGCGTACAGATCTCGCAGATTGTTCTGCTGCACGGCAGGGGCGTATTGAGCGACGAAACCTTCGCCGCCACCAAATGGTATCGAGATCGCTACGAAGCGGCTCAGATGGACGCAAAAGCCCCCGTGGCCCGGTATGGAGAGACGGTGCGCGAGGATCCGGTCTACGGCCACCTGCCGTCAACCGAATGGGCTGCCGAGGCTCGTGAGGACATTCGCGATGCTCGCTCGTTTATCCCGAACGACATCCTGCCCATGTTCGATGCCGTAGTCTTGGAGGACATCGGTATGAAGGATGCGGCGAAGCTCAAGAGGCTGCGCTATGCCAACTTTTCCGCGGCATTCAAGTTGGCGACCGAGAGGTTGTACGACGGCATTTCTCACCGCTTGTCAATGATCGGCAGATAATGATTGACATTACGGGAACCCAGATTCATACCGGCACCGTAAATCCAGAATTGCCTCTGGATGAATTTTCCAGCAAATTCATAGCGTTGATGCCGCCGACTCGGAGGATGCTCAATGGCGCGTCCGAAGGGTAATCCCGACGATCTGATACGCAGGCTCGAAGCCGCTCTCAAGGTCGCAAAGCCCGCCGATGTGCTGGGCGCAACAGAAATGGCAGAATGCGTCGGTATGACGTGGCGCAACCTGCTACTGACCCATATTGAGCCGGACCGGAAGTTTCCGATCCAGAAGCGCGGCGCCGAGGGTGTGGCATGGGAGTTCCGCGTCAAGCGCGTGCTCACGCATATGCTCAAGCGCGCGCGGGAACGGAAGGCTGAAAACGAGACACGCGCTCGACGCGTGGCTGAGTTGACCGGCTTTCACGTCCCCGAGACGGCGGCGTCGATGAACATTGCCGAGATTGGCAAGCTGATCGATGCCAACACCAAGGCTCATGCCCAGAAAGTCGACCAGAAAGCCTATGTGCCGGCCGAGAGGGTCCGCCTGTTCGTGGCTGGATACAACCGGCGGATGCGGGACACGTTGCTTGGCCAGCGCCAGAAGCTCGATCCTGTTGGCGCGTACCCGGTCGAGATTGCCGAGGCCATTGACGAAGATATGCGAAACCTCGCGGTAGCGCTCCAGCAGGAGGCTACACGCTTCCTGGAGGAATGGTGTGCGGCTGTTGGACCCGGAGGAACTGCTTGATCTCGTAGAGGTCATAGCATTCGACGGGCACTGCGCCGACATCGCTGAAATTGCACGCGGTGAACTGGATCACCTCTCGCCGCCCGAGAAGATTTCGACCGTCGATTGCGCCGAGAAGTTTCGGTACGTGCCGACCGCAGAAGGCTCGGGCCGCATCCTGTACGATCGTTGGCGCAACCCGTTCAACGTCGCGAAGATGAATGCGCTGGATCGGCCGGATTGCAATCTGGTCGTGGTGGTGAAGCCGTCGCGCTCGGGCGGCACAACGGTTGCCGAGAACTATCTGTTCAAGATGATCAAGTACGGCCCGATGGGTGATGTCGGCTGGTATCTCGGTTCCGACGATGCGGTGAAGCGGTATTGCGAACGCATCGTGAAACCAATGTTTGACGATCACACCGACCTTGCCGCGCGCGTCGGAGCTGGTCGGTCGGACAATAACGACACGTCGAAGAAGGTCGACGGTCACATGATCGAATGGCTGTCCGCAAACGACAGCAATTTTCGTAACCGCGAGTTTCTGTTTGGCGTGATGGATGAGCCGGACGGCTGGAATTCCAAACGCTATTCGGAAAGCCCGAAGACCCAGCTTGAGGGTCGCCAGAAGCAGATCGGCAAACGGCGCAAGGGAATCATCATGTCGCACCCTGACAAGGGGTGGGGCGCAGGCACAGCGCCGGCATGGGAATCAACCTCGCGCGGCATTTACATCATGCGCTGTGTCGAGTGCAGCCACTATGCGGCGGCCCATGCCACCAAGTTCTGGTCTGAGGTGCCGGAGTTCAAATTGCACTACCAGCGCGACCCGGAGGCGTCTCAGGACGAAAGGTTGGCTATGGCGGAGCGGACGGCCTGTATGCTCTGCCCGCATTGCGGCGCGGCTCTGACGGACGAGCAGCGGTTTGCTATGGTCGACGAAGCATCGCTGCGGCCCGGCGACGGGTATATGCACCGCGGCCAAACGCTTGACCCGGCGCTCGGCATTCAGGGCGATATGGCCCCGACAAGTGAATGGGGCTTCTGGGATCATGGGCTGATGCTCAAGGTCTCGACCGCCGCCGAACTGGCGAAGGCGGTTGAAGAGGCGCTCATCAAGCACGAGCGTTCCGGCGGCAAGAAGGTCAACGAGCTGCGGGAAGTGTTCTCAAAGCTGATCGGCGAGATATTCGAGGGCAAGTCCGGTATCGAGGGTGTGAGCGCCGCATCGCTCCAGAAGCGGGCGCGGTCGGAGAAGATACTGAGCATCGGCGAGTTTCCGCCCGAAGCGCTGTTCATCACCGCTGCGGCGGACGTGGGCGCGGGCAAGTTCGACGTGTCGTTTCGTGCATGGGATCTGGAGGGCCGGTCGTGGTGGCTCGATCGCATCACCTATCGCCAGCGCCGGTGGCCGGACGGCAGGATGCGCGACATCCGGACGCGCGAGCGTATCGAAGATTGGGATGTCCTCATTGATGATGTCATCCTGCGACTGTTCCCGATCATCGGGAAGCCGCACCTCGCCATGCCGGTGGCGGCTGTCGCGATCGATGTCGGCGACGGCAACGTCACATGGAAGGGGCGCGAATTCGCGCGCCGCTCGCTGCTGGCGGGGCATTATTGGGGGCCGCCGTCGAACCCTTGGGCGCGGGTGCGGCTCATACAGGGCTCGCCGCGCGCCACCGCGCCGGAATTGCCGCTGGTGCCGACGAAGATCAGCCGCGACGAGATGGGGCGGCCGGTTGCGCCGGTCATTACGGAATACACGCTGGGCGTGCACAAGCTGAAGGAACTGGCAATCGAACGCCTTGCCGTGAACGATGGCGGGCCGGGCCAGTGTCTGTTCGCCGATGGGATCAACTCGAATTATTTCGAGGAGTATTTCAACGAGCGGCTGATCAACGGGAAGTGGGAGCGCAACGGGCCGAACGAGTCTCTCGACCTGTTCGGATATGCAGAAGCCGTGCGCCTCATGTTGAAGCCCGATCGCAAGGACATCAACTGGAGCACAGGCAGGCGCCCTCCGTGGGCGACGCCGGTTCCCGTCAGCTTGGAAGGAGGTGATCTGTCCGCCGAGGCCGAGAGGCCGCAGGTGAAGGCCGCACCGCCCGCCCCTGCGCCGAAGCAGCCCAATATCTTTGCGCGCTTCAATGCGCTCAATCAGCAAGAGGAATAGTTCACCGCATGGCAACTGCCGCTGAAATTGCTGCCGACCTCGTAGAGCTTCGCGCCGCGCGCATGGCTCTCGCCAAGGGGGAGCGCATCAAGGACGTGTGGCGGGATGGCCGGCGTCTCGTATTCTCCGAGACGACCATTGAGCAGTTGAACAGCCTGATCTCGGTTTACGAAAATGACCTTGCTGCTGCGACCGCTGCGGAGGCCGGTAGTCCGCGCCGCCGCGCAATCCAATTGGGCTGGAGAAACTGACATGGGTCTCATGGAAGGCATCCGCTCGATGTTCGGTGTAAGCCAGAAGCAAGCCTATATGGGCTCGCGTCGTGATGCCTCACGCTATGATCTGACAGAATTCAGTGGATGGAACCCGAGTTTAGGCTTTGCCGGTTCCGACATGTCTGGCGAATGGGATATCATTACCGGACGCGCGCGCGACCTGGACCAAAATAATGGCTGGGTAAACGCTGGTATTGATCGCCGCGTCGAATCGGTGATGGGCGGTCAGATTCGATTGAGTGCCCAGCCGCAACAGGAGTTGCTCAATCGAGATTACGATTGGCGCATGGGCTGGACCGCCGAGGTTCAGGCGCGCTTCAAATCGTGGTCGAACGACATCGAGCACAGAAATGATGCGCGGCAACGCTTGTCTTTTGGAGCGCAAGCTAAGCTCGCCTATTTGACTTATGTGCGCGATGGTGAAGCCTGCGCCGAAATCCGCGATGATGCTCGTGGAATAGCCAACACGACCAACGTACTGCTCATCGAGCCGGAGAGGGTTTCCCAACCCGCCAACGCGGCTGAAAGCCAGACGCTCCGCCGCGGCATTAGGTACGATAAGAACGGAGCCCCGCTCGGCTATTATGTCCGCAGTGGCAACCAGAGCGATCCTGCGCCTGACTCCCAGAGTTTGCGCTGGGACTACATTCCGGTACGCGGAAAAACGGGTCGCGCCAAGTTCGTGCATGTCTACTCGCTTCGGCGGGTTGAGCAAAATCGGGGCATATCGCGTCTTGCAGAGGTGATGCTGCCCGCAAAGATGCTGGACCGGGTCGACCGCGCTGAGGTTAATGCGGCACTCAAATCGGCGATCTTCTCGCTGTTTGTGAAGTCTCCCGGCACTACCGAAGATCTGGAAGCCGCCCTAGCCCCAGCTAGTGACGGACCGGCAATAGACCCGTGGATCGAACAATATCTCACGGAACGCAAAAACAATCCGGTTCGGGTTGAAGGTGCCCAGGTCAATCACCTTCTGCCCAACGAGGATGTGGTTGTTCCGGAGCGCAGCAGTCCCAACAGCAATTATGCGAGTTTCGCTCAGTTCATCCTGCGCAAGGTGGCGGGATCGCTGGGTGTGGCAACGCCGCAGCTTTCCGGTGATTGGAGCGCTATCAACTATTCCAGCGCTCGCGCGCTGCTCAATGAAATCTGGCGCTCATTCCTCGAAGACCGCCACTATTTCACCCAACACTTCCTGACGCCGATCTATGCAGCTTGGTTGGAGCTGGAAGTGGCTCTGGGCGCAGTGAAGATACCGGGCGGCCCGGTGAACTTCTATCGCAACAAAACTGCGATCTGCATGGCGGAATGGATTGGTCCCGGTCGCGGCTCGGTAGATCCTCTGAAAGAGGCAAACGCCAACAATCTGGATGCTGCTGCCGGGCGGGCTTCCACTGTGGAGCACATTCTGGAGCGCGGACGTGATCCGTCAGACGTTCTCGCTGAAGAAGCGTGGTGGTTGGAAGAGCGCAAGAAGCGTGGCCTCGAAGCGCCGAACTATAACACGAAGGCAGCGGCTGACGCAGCGGCGGCACAGGACGAGAATCCCCCTGCAAGCGCGGCCGACGGATCTGGAGACAAACAGAAGGATCAGGTGGCATGAGGACAGCCAGGCCGCAGGGCTTCCCCCGGATCGCCGCGCAGATGTATGGACGGCCGCTCGCGATTACGGAGCATCATGCCGAGATTCTAGCCCACGTATTTGATGAGAAGATGGGCATTGTCAGCCCAGCGGCCATCAATGGCGTGGCTCTCGAAGCGCGCGCCATTGCTCAAAAAGTCGCAGAAGTAGAGCGAAACGCTCTCGCCCGCGACGCCACTTTCGATGCAGAGAGCCGTAAGCCGTACCGAATGACGGGCAACATTGCGGTAATCGAAATCGACGGCGTTCTGGTTCACAAGGGCGGATGGATTGACGCTGCCTGCGGGTTCGTGGGTTATAATTACC